TTACAACTTTGCAATAGAAAGCGAGACCAAAGCCTCGCGAACTGAACGTAAAAATTTATAGCCTACCTTGTAGGCATAAATCATAACCAAAGAAGCGATAACCGGCGAAAAGATGTTAAAAACATCGACAAAAGCATTCCAGACACCTAAAGCCCTGAAAATTTCCATAGCCCAAGCCAAAATTTCATTACTTCCGCCATCTGTCACTTTATCGATCAAATTTATAAGATCATTTGCTTTGTTATAGACAAAAATAACGATATTAAGCACAGCAGCAAGATAAGAAACTACTAAAGCAGCGATAGTTATATTTATAAAAACTACCTTAGGAAAAATGATAGAGCGTAAAGCTACCTGAATGCCTTTTTCCCATATGACGAATCTAAAAAACGCAACAGCTGCAGCATATAAAGCAGGCATCATAATCCCCTAAAATGAAAATATTAAAAGTTTTACGATAAGAAAAAGAAAGGCTGCAAAAAAGAAAACGTAAAACAAATAATAAAAAGCTCCGCTTGCAGGAGCGACTACCTTACAAAAATCAAAATCCATCTCCACTTTTTTACCAAAAAAATTAATATAATACTTATGAGAGCAAGTAGTAGGGATAGACTTTTTAGAGATACTAGACATACCTTTACCTTTGACGTTATCGATGAATTGATCAACGCCGGAAGTAAATTTATCGACCTGGGAAAAGGCTTTTTCAACTGCATTTGAAAATTCCTTCGTAAAAGAATCTTCGCCGGCTTTTAATCCGTCGAAGTTGAAATCATCAGCATTGAACGTAGGCTCATCACTATTACCTTTACCGTTGTTGCCACCATTACCGCCCCCGTTACCAGGTTTAGTTCCATTATTGTCTTTGCCAGTTCCGCCATCATTACCGGGCTTAGTTCCATTATTGTCCTTACCGCCTTGATTGCCACCACCTGAACCGCCTCCGGGTTTATCACCACCGGGATTGCTAGGATCTCCACCACCCGGATTATTTGGATCAGTTTTATTATTGTCTTTAATGTCAGGAGTTTTAGGATCTTTAAAATTAAAAGCTAATCCATTTTTACAAAGACCAGTCCAAATAACATTATCCTTAGTTGTAGTAACTCCCCAATCAGGAGCAGAGCCAATACCCTCACAATAGCATTTTTGAACATCATTACTAGTAGTTTTTGAACTACAATCTATGCAAGAGCCGTCAGTAAAACCCCATTTATTCTTATTCACGTCCGTGCAGTCCACGAAACATTTATTACCGGCCTGATCCCACTTCTGTCCAGTAGGACAAGGAGCGACACATTTACCGGTAGCAGTATTGAAATTTTCACCAGGTTGGCAGATGGCTACTCTACTATCAACTTGATAAGAAGCATAATAAGTAGTTTTAATAGGAACACCATAACTTGTAGAACTTTTATAGTTCTCGTATTCAGGTCCACAAACACCTAAAGATTTACCCTCAGGATAATATTTACAATAAGCAGTATAGACGGTATTGGAACTTTCATAAACGAATATCCATCTAGGTTCATATTTATAATTTCCTTCTTGATAAGCAATACCAGGAGTATGACCTTTATCATAATTGAAAAAGCCATAACTTTTAAATGAAATTTGATATATCCTATCATTAACTCTCAAATAAGAATCAGAGATCAAAGAAGCACCAGGAAGCAAACCATTCCAACTAGGAAAGCCAGTATCACGACCACCACTTACAAGATTATAATCAAGAGCAGGAGCAGCAAAAGCGTTAAGAGATAATAGGAAAAAGAGGGAGAATTTTAAAAGAAATTTCATAAGATCTTCTTTGTAAGAATACTAAGACATAAAAGTAAAGGAGTAAGATAAATAAGAAACCAAATACCAATGCTAGCAAAGTAATCAAATGAAGCGACACCAGTTATCGTAAACATTTCCTACCCCTCAAAGCTTATGTATCATCAAGATAACGGCTAAATTTAAAACAATACCTACTAAAAGACCGCAAAGGCCCATTAAAAAATTATAATGCTCTAAAGATATGCCTAAATCAATCATTTGAAAACTTTCTCAAAAAATCAATACAATAGCAAACGACCTTATAAGAAGCAAAGGCTATAAAAATGGCTGAAAATAAAGACAAGATAAATTTAAATAAAATCGTAGTATCGATAAATTCATACATTTTTATAACCTTTAGTAGCCCCCGAAGGAGCTACGTTTAAATTTAGCCAGCTTTCCTAACCATTTTAAAGGCGATAGAAATAACGGCTATAGCTGCAAGAGCTGCGAATACAGCACCACCGATAACATAAACGTTTGATAGATCAAACGAACCAGAAACCGTGCCGTCTGTGCTCATAGTAAGACCAGTAGCAGCAAAAGCGGAGACCGCACCTAAAGAGAACAGAGCCAAGACTTTAGACTTAAAGCCTGAAAAAAGATTTTTCAACATAGAAAATCCTTTGAAGTAAATTTCAGTAGCTACCTGAATAAATGCTTGATTTAGCGCTTATTTAGGTAGCTACTTTGTTTTTTTAAACGTCTATCTTTATGCCTCTAGACTTTACAAGATCAGAGGCAGCCACAAGAAATTTCATTGCATTGTTTATAAACTCATGATCGTCATCATAGGTCAGACTATCACGACTTAATCTTTCGTGATTAGCAAGAATCTCATCAAGTCTTTTATAGCAGCGCTCTATCTCGAGAGCAGTTTCGGCAACATCGAAATTTAGCATTTTTCAACTTCTATAGCTAAAGAACTCATAATTGAATAAGCATCTATCAAACGACTATAAGCACATAAAACAGACTCATACTTATCATCATAAACATAACCACCATTTACAAGATCTTTATAATTTAAAAGAATTTCAGAAACTTCTTTGCAGCAAGAATTGATCCTTAAAGCAACCTGGATAACATCAAAATCAGTCATTTAATAACCTTTACTTATTAGCAGCTGCTTTAGCTGGCTTAGTATCATAAAGGAAATACTCAACAGAATTAGAAAGAGTGATAATCCTTTGATCGTTAGGAAATCCACCCTCGACCGGGATAGCTTCGCCTTTTTTGAATTTTTCTTTGATAGCATTAGCTACAAGACCTGCCGTTTTATCGTCAGGACAAATGATCTTGAATATGACTTTTTGCTCGACCTCGTCTGTAAATCCCGTTTTTTCATTGACTACGTCATAAACGTTTGATGAAGTGATACGAACGGATGAACTGTAATCGTTACCCTCGAATTTTCCAGAAGCAGAACTTCTAACTAAACCGCGAATAAGAGTATATTTGAGTTCATACTCTTGTTTGATGAGTTCCATGTGACACCCTTTGAAAAGAATTAGAAACACTAAGTAACCGCCCTCAAAGGGTGTTTCGGCCAAAAAGGGCGGGAATAGTTTTACAACGTGTTCAGGTTGGAATTTGGTATAATAAAATTATTAAACCTTTCAATAAAATAATTTTAGTATATTTAAAATTAAATAATACTTAAATATCTTTATTGTTTGATTAAATAATTTTACAAGGCTTTATCATGATAAATAAAAAAGAATTAGCCAAAAGAATAAATGTAACAATACCAACGTTATACAATTGGGAAAAAACAAAACCAGAATTAATTAAAATGATAGAAAATTCATACAAATACGAACAAGGAGAAAGTGACGCAGCAGATTTTTTAAGATATTTTTACGAACTAGATCAAAGTGAACAAGAACTATATATAGCAGAAATCAAATTTAAAGCACTAAAGAAAAAAGCAGAAAAGGCAAACAAATGAAAAAAGCAATAACACTATTATCAATAATATACCTAAATACCTTTGCACAGCCAAGCCAAGAAGCAATAAACCTACATAATAAAGAAATAAGAAAAATTCAAATAGAAAGCTGTTTAGCAAAATATAAAACATATACATATACAGATTGCGAAAAAGAAACAGATGCAATGACACCATTTTTAAAAGAAATACAAAAAATACTAAAAAATTCAAATATAAAAACAAAACACAAAGAAACAATGACAATATCACAAGAACAAGCAAAAATAGATATAACAAAAGCAGAAATACAAAAAGTATTCTTAAAATACGTAGAACAAGGAAACTTCAAAAAAGATACAAATTTTACATTAAAAATAGAAAAAGAATAGCGACAGTTCAAATCCCTCTCTGTCCGCCAGCAAATACCAAATCATAAGACCCGAAAAAGAAAATCAGACCTAAATTTTAACTTCCCTTTACCTATGCTAGCCGGCTAATATACTTTTATGCTTCGATCGAAACTTTTTAAATTCTTATTGACGTATCTGACATAGACATCATAAATCATCTTAGGGCTTGAATGACCTAAAAGACTTGCGAGCTCTAAAGGCGTTACATGATTATCAAGTAACATATTAGTAGCAAAGGTATGGCGCATCACATAAGGCCTACGATATTTTAAGCCAAGCTTTTTTAATATTTGTTTCCAGTATCCTTGAAATATCCAAGTATCACGGTAAGGCTTATTATATTGAGTCCTCAAAACATAATCCAGACTAGCAGAATCGAAAAAATAAAAAGAACGAGCAATAACAGGAAGCAATTCATCAAGTATCGGAATGATCCTGATACTGCCTGCAGTCTTTGGTGTGCTCTCTCCAAATCTAGATCTTGAGCTTTTTACCGATATAGTCTTGTTTTTCATATCTATATCTTTAAATTTAAGCGCCAATATCTCGCCCGTTCGCATGCCAGTATAAAAACCAAGATACAAAAACATCACTAAATTTTTGTTATAAAATTTTGCTTCTTTTAGTATAGATCTAACTTCATCTTTAGTAAATGGCTCGATATCTGGAGTTCTTGATTTAACCGATCTTAGATGTATCAAAGGATTTTTATCAATCATCTCATCTTGCAATGCTAAAGTAAGGATAGAGTTAAGAGAGCTTATATAATGCTTTTTTGATTTGCTGCCTACATCATCGATAGCGCTAAGCCAATCTTTAATGACGCTTGGTTTTATATCCGTAAGATCATAATCAAAAAAGAAATTCAGCCTATTAGCTACTATGCCTTGATTTTTATCGAATGTGCTGTTTTTCCACTCGCTCTTACCAAACTTCAAATACTTATAAGCATACTCTTTAAATTTCATCATTAACCTTTCTAAAATTCATCGCAGATCATGAACCTATCAATCATACTTTTAACATCAGGATCATTTAGATCATGCTTTTCATGATAATGTGTGAAGCAATCTAAGTCCCTATCAAGCATAAGATTTTCAACGTAAGCTATATGCTGCGGATTCATATCGCTTGGTAAATTTTGATAATAATTGACCAGTTCGTAATCTTTCATCCTGCTTACGATCTTATCCGTTTCGCCAAAGAATACAGCCATATCTTTCCTAAATGCTGCAGCCTGCTTATAAATCCTATAAGACGCGATATCTTCATTACTTACAAGCTTATCATCAAGGCGATAAGAGTTATCCTTATACTTAGGCGGCTTGCCTTTATCGTAAGAATTCATAAGACGGCCGCAAATATAATGCTCAAGCTTGCCGTTATCATAGACAATACGCTCTTTCCTGCCCGGGAAATAAAGATAAATATAATCTTCCGTCTTATTCCACTCCATAATCGCATCATCTTCGCCCATAGCGTCGTTAAGATGATAAAAATCTTGCATCGAGCTGATAAAATTTATCTTTCTATATACCCAAAGAGGGACACGGCTCCTAGAGGATAGAAAACGCCTTATTTTATGTTTGACATACCACGCAGCAAGCTCGTCGAGTTTATCGGTCTCGTTTAAATTTAGAAAAGTCTTTTGAATATATTTCATAACATAGCCGCTAGGATTATTTATACTTGTCTGAAAACCGTTAAACTCGCCGTTTCTTTCCTGCTCTAGCGTAATAGCATCGGTTTTTAAATTCTGCGGGGCGTGAAAAATATCTTTAAATATCCGTTTCATGAAATCGATCGTAAAAGCAGGCACATAAAATAAGGCGTGAATATGCGGCACTCCGTCTTTTTTGTGAGGTTCGAAGCAGCGTATATAACTTCTATCCACCTTTTTAAAATGGCGGTTATAACGCATTATAAAAAGGTTCCATTGATAATTGAGGATAGCGACCAAATCAGATATGGTAAGAGAAATATTATTGATCACCTTTCGTTTGATGAGTTCGGGCAAATGTTTCCTGTCTTTAGCTTTGAATTTAGAGTAATCACCCTTGAGAGCTTGCCTGAAGCAACCATTAAGGGTGATGGTAAGAAATACGGGGACTTGATCCAAATCGATGCTAAAAGAGCTTAACACATTCACCCGGTTTGAGATCTCGGCATAATAGCGTGGACTGAAATTTGCAGACATCGAACAATCAAGCCAGGTCTTATGCTCTCCAAGCTCGTTTATATACTCGTTAGAGAGCATAAAGGCTTTTTGCTGCTCTAGCTTAGTTTGACAGATAGCAAGATCACAAGCAGTAATGCCATATAAATTTTTATGTTCCATATCCAACAAAACGAATTATCCATCACTCTAACCTTAAAGGTAAGAGTTTTTTATAAATTTGACAAGGAGCCCTTACTTACGCGGCTCGTCCCTCGCCGCGTTCGTAATGGCTCTTAAAAAGTCCTGAAAAGGACACCGAAATTTAAGTTTAGACAGATTCAAAAATCAGACTAAACAAACGTTTAGGCAAAAGGGCATATAGGGCGGATGAATCCGCAGGGTTTTTAAGACGATTGATAAGCTTGCTGCACGGCTCGGGAAGCGATTTACCGCTTTTAAAGATACTTACTCGCCTTTTACGGGGCGAACCCCGTGCCCCCTTTGACTTCTTATAAAACTTGTATCGTAAGCGTTACGACGGAGTTTATATCGCTTTCTTGCTCTATGGAAAACAGATACTTAAGTAAAAAGATATCCTTAAGTATCGGTATGCCGTTGCGCTGCGTCTGCTTGGTGTTTTTGTTTATACCGCTAAGTACCAAGATCTCGCCTCGCTTAAGAGAGTAAGAGCTCTTTAACTCCTTTTTAGATGTAGTAGGTGTCAATGTAGATGTAGATGAAAGTAGATCCTCAAGAACTAAATGTAAATCAAAGTCGATATGATCTTTTAAAATGACTGGTTTAAGATTGATTTTAAGTCCAACGTCTTTATATTCGTAGCTATCTGATTTTTGTGAATTAGCGTTCGTGATCTCAGTTTTTGATACAAGATAAGGTATATTCTGAACTGTCGAAAAATAAACTTCAGTATGATTTTTTGCTGTTAAAAATGGACTTGAGATAATTTTAGTGATGCCGTTGGTCTCTAAAAATTGCAATACTCCAAAAAAGCCCTCGTCATGCCCAGTGATGACATTTGAATTAGTAATGTATGGTGATGTGATGAGATTGATATAATAAGCTAAATTTCCATGATCAAGAGGCTTGAGTAAAGATTTTAAATTCGTTCCCATATCTTTGACGTTTTTAAGATTGGTTTCAGTTATAGTAAGCTTGAATTCTACCTGCTCGAGATTTTTATCGATCGTCTTGACCGCTGATTTGACCTGCTCATAGATATAATCATCTGCACGGAAAAAGACGGAGTTTGAAGTCGTAGAATAAGTAGAATTTAGATCAAATTGAGTAAGTATCTCTTTAACGTCAGATAAGACATAATTGTTTAGCTCTATTCGTCTAAGATCATAATCAGGCAACTTGGTAGAGGTAACATAATAAAAATTATCTTTCTTGTAAAGATAAAGACCTTTTGCCTCGAGCATTTTTCTAAACATGGCGATAGTGACTTTCACTTCATCTTGATAGATGAAGTAATACTCGCCTTGATGTATGCTCTCGTCGGTTACAATAGCGATATTATTATATTTGCTAGTAAGCCTCGCAAAATCTAGTAAATCGGTATAAATTTCAGCTGCGGCACAAATATTACAAAATAGTAGGAGAGCTGATAGTAGTTTGATTACCTTTTTCATCGGAAACACCCTTATTTAGAATTTTTTGTTTGAAAGACTCAAGCACCGGTTTATCGAACACTAAAAAGTATTCGATAAGGTGCTTGTTTTTGGACTGGGAATAAAAATAAACCGGTTTATCAGAGCTAATGGTATGAGAAATAAAGCCGTAAGGAAATAGATGAGAATCGTTTAAGAAATGGCAATCATCATTCAAGCAGATTATATTATAAACGTAAATTTCAGTTTGCCCGGGCTCGGTAGGAGTAGGAATATATTTAGATGACGATCTAGAAGTAGGAGCAGGTTCGCTAACAGTCTGATTTTTAGTAGTCTGCTCGATATCTTGAACGAATAAAGATGTAAATGAATTGTAAAATAAAGCACAAGTGACAATAACTAAAAAGGCAGCGCACACAACATAAAATAATACGATAGAACGGCTCTTTGAATTTGCCCCGGAGTGATATAAATTAAAAACTTCAGGATTAAATGGAATGTTGATATTAAATGAATTGACGCGATCGGAGATATTCATCTTATAAGAACTATAATAAGCATATTTAAATTTGGAGCTAAAAAGCCTTTTAGAGCTATCGATAGCCCTATAAAACTTTTCAGCTATACGTTTGTATTCATTACTGATAAGCGAAAGATCTTGAGTGATGAGATAAATATCATGATGTAAATGTCTGTGATAGGTAAGCCACCATACAAGCAAATTATCTTCTTTGGCTTTTAAGAAATTATGCGCTTCATCAAGGACTATAAGCACTTTATAAAGCTTTAATTCCTTAGCCTTTTCATTAATTTCCTTGTCTGTAGCCTGATTTATATATAAAGCGTGCAAAGTTTCAAGACCAGAATAAAATTCATCAAAATCAAATTTGATAAATCTGTCGTCAAGCTCAAATTTAAATTCGTTGATATTCGTATAACAGTATAGATACTCGGGCTTAGCAGGTGGCTTTATAAATTTAGATATGAATGTCTTTTTAGGTTCGTAAAGAAATAAAGACTAAAGCTTATACACCGCAAAATACGATTTACCGCTACCGGGTACACCTACTATATACGTGATCATGTTTTACAACTTTGCAATAGAGAGCGAGACTAAAGCCTCGCGAACGGAACGTAAAAATTTATAGCCTACCTTGTAGGCATAAATCATAACCAAAGAAGCGATAACCGGCGAAAA